CTCCAGGAAGAGGTATGTACAAAGTTCTATGGTTTTGACCCTTTAATCCAGTTTGCAAAAATCTAAACATCTTGTCTTCTGCGTCTGCAGATAGTTTGGCACCTTTCATAGTTACTACGTATCTTGGAACTGCCTTATTGCCAAAGTAGTCTATATTATATTGTGAGGCTAATTGATCACCATGTAATGATGATATTGCAGAAATAATGTCTGGAACACCATAAAATGTGTTTAATGGTGAGTATTGTTTAAAGTGAATAATTTCGTTTGGTCTACGATCTTCAGTTACTGGGTTTGCATTTGTAGCACCAAAGTTTCTAAAATAAACTACCTTGTTTGCAATAACTTGTACGTATCCGTCCCTTAGTCTGCGACAACGCATTGTGGTTGCTGGAATATGACCAACGTATCCAATTTCACCACGAGTGGTTCTACCAATTTCCATATAACCATTACCAATTGCTTGAACATCTGTGTATATCTTTTCCATTGTTGTGGTAAATGAATCATCTACGTTTAGACTTTCTAACCAATCACGCAACTCTATCTTTGCTCTTTCAATTCTATTTCTTGCACGACTTACTGCTGTGTCATCAGAAGACCCTTCCAACTTAAGCATTGTTCTTTTTGATACATCAAAATCATATCCCAAACCTACAATGTTTTCAACCTTGGCATCAATGGCTGCATGGTTTGCAAAAGATGTATCGTAGTAGTTAGCAAGTTCATAAACATTCCATGGTGGTGTGATTACGTCAAATAGTCCATAACCATTTCTAAATACGTTGCCAGGATTTATCTGATTAGAGCGAGCACCGTTAATACCTTGTGGAACTGCTATTGCTGTATCAATATAAGATTGTTGAGTTGTATCTACTAAGGCTTTAGACATTCTTGCTGCACGACGTTTAAAGTTATTATCCAAACCAGAATAGTTCTTTAACTCTTCCCAGTTTTTGCTGAATGGATCTGAACTAGCAAATAAATTTACTTCTTTTTCATTATCATCTATTCTGGCACCAATAACATAGTTAAATTCTTCACTCATTATTCTTCATCTCCATACTTAGCAATCGTTGCCTTTGCTGCCGCAACTGCACCAAGATCATTAAGGTTGGGTATTAAACCTGACTTCATTCTATCTAATTGTTCAGAATACTCTTCATCTGTAACTCTTCCCATACCTGGAAAAAATACGGCTTCTCCGTCTGGTTCTCCGTAATAGGCTGCTGCCTTCTTTATTTCGGCTAATGCAGCAATATCGTGTTTCATGGCTGGTATATTTAAAATATTGCCATCTCCATCAGTAAACCACTTACCGTTGGCCCTCTTCCAAACATAAACACCCCAATTATAGTTTTTTTCAATAAATGTTATCTTGGAGTCGCCAATCTGGCCTTTCATGCGAGGTTTGCTTTTTTTATTTGGATTTTGATTATTCATAACTATTAGTATACCATATTATGTTGGATTGAGGACATACTGTTGCCATGAAGAACCAATATAGATAGGGTTTTCATAACTTTTTGCCACTAACTGTCTTTCTCCATCATTTCCTACTATAATTTTGTTTGTACCCATATATGTTTTATAAATATTAGATGGAATATCGCCAAAATCTGAAGAAGATGTCTTAATTAATACACCAAACCACAAATATCCTTCATTCCAAAATTCCCAATCAAAGTCAAATGGGGTCTCTGCACCAATAATGTATTGCTGTTTTACTTCATCCCAGATCCTAGTTATAGAACTCTGCCTTTGCTGTAGTCCAGTTAACTTATAGTAAGATATGTGATTATAGGTCATTGGGCCATTAAGATTTATAGATCCAGTAAATGAATTAAATTTAAGTGGTGTTGCAAAAGAAACACTCAAAAAATACCATGTTTTGCTGTCTATTACTGGATTTGCAACCAACACTCCATTTAAATAATAAGATATTCCATTTTGCAACTGACCAGTTTTTGAATCAATAGCGTATATTTTTGCCCTTTGCCCTGAATCTCCATTTGCAACAACATAAAAATTAATTACTGATTCAACTGTGTTTATTTGAAATACCTGAACTGGTGTGTAGGTAAACTGAAAATTATCATTTTTAATTGCTAATTGAACAGTAGATACAGAAAAAAATGCATCCTTGTTTTCATTGATTGGCATACTGATGCCTCTGTTTTGATAATAATTAAAATCACCCTTTAACTTGATTCCAGAATATCTGGTTAAATATAAGTATGGATTAGAGTGTTTATAAATACTTATTGGATTTTTACCTTTATAGTCATTATAGATTCCATTCTTTATGTATGGATATAGTTTACTTCCAGACTTCGTACTAATAGGGGTAGATGCATTTTGCTCTAATGACCTAGATGAAAACTCTAACGATCTAATTTTGATTTTTCTATTTATAGTTGATCTTACTTTAAATCTTAGATGTGTAGATATTGACAAACTTTCAAAACTAACAGATGAGGGTGGATAAATAATTGTATCATTTTCAACTAAAAAGATAGTATTTTGCCAATCTGGGTAGTTGTCTAAATTCAATATTCCACTTTTTAAGGCTGGAGCAATTGTTGTAAAGGACTCAAAGGATTTGTTTATGCCTGTTTTTGTAAACTGAAAAGAAATGTAAGATTGAACTAAAGAGTTAATGGAATCGTACTCATAACTTAAGTCTGATCGATTATACTGTAAATCATCGTAATTGTTATATCCACTGAATAGTGAGTTATCAAGAACTTCATATGATTGCTGTACTGGTACTGCAAATTTTTCGTCTAACTGTCCGTATGTCCATCCGCCTTCATCTTCAACAACCTTAAATATAGATGGCGATGGAAAATTAATATTATACTGAATGTAGTCTAAAGAGTATTCTTTTTTATTAAAAGAATTTGTTGTATATTTAGCAAAATATTTTAGTGGAACATAGTCTTCCCAATAACCAGCAATACCTATGTCTAAATAGTATCTGTTATATTTTATTGTTGGGTGAAGCGTATAACTTGCCAAATCATATAAAATGTGTACATTTATATTGCTATCATCTTTAATGATTCCATTATCTTGAAACTGTGAAGAAAAAAGTTTATGATTGTTTTTTGTTGATAGACCAAACCTATACATTTTTTGATTAAAACAAGAATCTCCGCTTTCGTTATTTAATAGTATAAATTTTAATGAATCCTTGTTGCCAAAAAAAGTTGCAACATCTTTTCCAAATTTAGATATTAAGTCTTTGAGGTATACTCCAATTTCAAGATATGTGTTTATTTGATAAGTTGTTTCATGAAGGACTGTTTCTGTTCCTGATACATTAATTTTATATATTAAGTCTCCATCAGTTGTTGTTTGTACTGAAAAAAAATCTGAGTTGTTTTTATTTTTAATTAACAATATTGTTGAGTTTAGTAGTGTACTTGTTTTAAAAACACCATGCATTGAACTAATTTCTTCATTTAAAATATTAAAATCATTAAAAGTATAAGAGCCAATATTATTTGAAAAACTAATCCATAGGTTATCTTCATCTTGGTCTTCTAACAATTCAGCATACCAACTTTCAATATCAAGATCATTACTAATTGTTATATTAGGAAGTTCATAGTCTGGATTACTTAAATAACTATTACTATAACTCAAATTATCTATTTTTGCTTGCTCCCACTTTCCAATATTTGGATAATGATAATTTGTGCCATAATCTGAAAAAGAATAATCTATGTGTGCAGACTTACCGCTATAATAAGAATCTACTGACTCAAGACTTTGTACAGCCTGACCGTATACCCATCTCTTTTTTGAAACTATTTCTGGTATTACATAAGGATATATAGCAAAGCAATCTACTTCAAATGGATAAACATCTTCATAAGAATAAAATCCAAGCCAGTCTTGATCTTTACCATTAGAATCTAGTTTAGATAAAAGATTTAACGTGGAGTTGTCAATATTTAAATCAGCAACCTTTTCTCCATTTAAAAACAACAAAACTTTATTTTCTAAGTATACTATCTGAATCAACATTGGTCTAAACCATTCTCCAACATAAACAGACTTAAAATTATTATCTACAACTAATGTTATAAAGCAATCGTCTACATATAAACCGTCATTAGAATTTAATGGGCCAAATATTCTTTTGCTTTCTAAGGTATCAACTCCAACCCTTATCCACATCTCTACAGTGTAATTATTATATCTGCCAGAATCATTTAAAAATCCAAAGCCTGGAAAAATCAAAGATGGTTTTGCTGTTTCATCTTCGTTAATATTTGGAAATAATTTTGTAACGTTTGAGGCACCGTAAACTAAAGGAACACCAAAATTTTGTGCATATATTTTATTATTATTAACAAGGTAGTACCCATAGTTGGTATCTGATCCGTAAGATTTTGCCACAATTCCTTGAGAGGATTCTATTGATATGCCAGATGGAACATTTACAACATCTGATCCAATAGAATAGTTTTGAAATTCTTCTGACCATTGTCCTATTGATAAACCGTTTAAAAAGAATTCGTAGTCTTCACTTCCATTAACACTAGCAGAATATCCTATTTTAATTATTGCTTGAACGGTTGTATTTTGATTGACTACCTTAAATGTTTCTGACAATAAAAACCATTTATTACTTACAGATATTGGAACATTCTTTAAAACTTCAACTGGATTACCTGTATTAACATCAGTGTATTTATATCCTATGGCCACTGAGTTGAGGTGTAAACTTGTTGAGTAAAAATAACAAGATATAGCAAAAGTATCTAACTCTGAGTTAAGATCTTGAAAGTTAAACAAAGTTCCGCTAGTTAAAACTGCAACTTTATTTATAGTTGTAGATGGTATTCCAGTTACCTTATATAAAGACTCTGTTATAAATGGTTGAGTGGCTATGCTAGTTTCTTCTGAAATAGTGCAGTCAGATATTGTCCAAGAACTTATATCTTTTTGTCCTGCATCTAAAAGCATTACATAATCTGATTTGTCGTCTAGTGCCCAGAGTGATATTGGATGCTCTGAAAAAATTTTTTCTGCATAAAGATTGGATGGGTTAGACATAGGTTCTCCTAGTCTATTTTATCACACAATGCG